CAAAGGCCTTAGCACAGTAACGAGTGGCTTATCGAAACTCTGTTGGGGTTGTGACTTTTTCTTTGTCATAATCTCTTCGCTAATGGTGTAAAGTTCGTTTGATAGGATCATGTCGAGTGTGTGCATGCTCTAGGAAAGATACCATCTTTATGGATCTTGATAAGAGCCTAGATGAATTAGAAATCATCGCTGCACTTCTTCATGACGTCTCAAACGCTCATGGATTGGTGTTCAACATCCGTGCCTCGAAGCTAACCTTCAATAAGGTCGCTAAGAGAACACGAGCTGAAGGGATTAGTTTTCTCACGAAAACTATGCCCAATCTGGGCAAGGCCTTTAGTAAGGCTCTTGCAGGAAATGCCCCATTAAACTCTGCCGAGTTAGGTTTCAAACCCCAACCCGGTAGTAAGCTTCCCATCTTTTTGGGTGAGCTTTTTAATGAAGTACTCCGACCAGACGGGCGCCCCCTTGAGCATCCGTGTGCTCAATGCGTTAAGGCAATAAGGAACGTATTGTATTGTTTCTATAAATACAAACTCCCTTATTCAGATGAACAAGAACAAGCAGTCATCTCTCAGTTTGAGAAAACTGAGGAAGACCTCAAGACCCTGTCACCACACCTTCAAGCAATTGAAGCAAGTGTTGATAATAGCACTTCCGTTTATCGTAGCCGCTTTAAAACGGCTTCTCAAATAGAAGTTGCTCGCGAAGCTAAACGCCTCCTCGCGGAGGTATTTAGCTTATTTGATCCGAAGAACATTGCCCCAAAACACGGCCCGGGAGCTGTTGCTACCAAGCAAAAGCTTCACGAGAAGTATTTGTGGACTAATGTTTCGGCGAAGATCGCCTCAGTGTACCCAGTTGACGAGTTTTATTTCGTTAACCTCGGACACTTATGCGACCGGCTTGATGCGTTTCATCGTATCACCGATTGCGACCTTCCGGCCCGGGTAATACTGGTCCCGAAGGACTCACGCGGGCCGCGACTAATCAGTGCTGAACCAGTGGACTTCCAATGGATTCAGCAAGGGTTACAAGCGGCCATCGTCAAGCTAGTGGAGTCACATCCCCTTACCAAAGGGAATGTATTCTTCACAGATCAATGCCCGAACCGTTTGGGAGCCTTGGTAGGCTCTCGTGCGGGTAGGTATTCGACCTTAGACCTCAACGAGGCCTCAGATCGAGTAAGCGTTGATCTTGTTCGCTTACTATTCCCCAAAGAGGTCTTTACCTTCTTGGAGAGTTGTAGGACTTCATCTACGGAACTGCCTGATGGTAGAGTACTCGAGCTCAGAAAGTTCGCGCCGATGGGAAGTGCTTTATGCTTCCCAATCTTAGCGCTTACGATCTGGTCTATACTCACCGCAGCAGCTCCTAACGCAGATACGCGCGAGCGTATCTTAGTGTATGGTGATGATGTGATCGTCCCAGCGGGTTATACCGCAGACGCGATCGAACAACTCGAATCGTTTGGGTTAAAAGTTAACCGCGATAAGAGTTGTACCAGTGGACTCTTTAGAGAGTCATGTGGCATGGATGCCTTCCAAGGCATCGACGTCACTCCCGTCCGTTTAAAGACGGTCTGGTCATCAACACGCCGCCCTGATGTCTATAGTAGTTGGATAGCTTACGCTAACTCTTACTACGATAGGCAATGCTTCACGACATACGATACAATCGTAAGGAAGTTGGTCTCAGTTTATGGACCTATTCCTAGCCAAGATCAGATTCAATCTGGTCTTTGCCTTCGTGACTCATCGGGTTGTGCATCGGGAATCCGTACACGTTGGAATAAGCACCTTCACAGGCGCGAATTCCGAGTGTTACAGATAACCTCTCCGTCTGTTACTAAAGTGATTGATGGGTGGTCCATGCTGCTTAGATTCTTCGCAGAATCTGCAAATGGGCGACCCACGGAATCACCAGACGTCTTGCGTAACGAGGGAAGTGTAGGCCCTATAGAGGACCTTCCTCCCTTTTCTGTCAGCAAGTACACGAGTCGAGGGACAAGCCTTCTTGTCCGTCGATGGCGATGAAATCAAGGTAGTCCGACTGGGTTAAAATCCAGCGAGACGCCTTGTGGACTAGGAGTAAGCAGAGGC